CTTCAAAAGGCCATTGAGCAGTATCGTGGTGTGAAGAAAGCTACCAAGAAAGCTCGTGTTAAAAAGAGCCCCAGCAAGGAAAAGCTGATAGCCAAACTCAAGTACTGCAAACAAGATGCAGGGTTGAAATTGGTCAGTGTCAATCCGGTGGATATTGTTGGTGCTCAAGAACTGTGGGTGTACAATGTCAAGACTCGCAAGCTGGGACAATATGTGAGTTCAAACAGCTCGGGCTTGGCAATTAAGGGCACTACCCTGCAAAACTACACAGCCAAGAGTGTGCAAAAGACTCTGCGTAAACCCGAACAGCAACTGGCTGAGTTTATGAAAGCAGGCAAAGTGCAATTACGCAAGTACATGGACACTATTAAAACCACAGAAATTGCGCTAAACGGGCGTGTTAACGAAGACACACTGCTACTGCGTGTAGCCTAAACTGTAGTCCGTATCAAGCTAAATACTTGGTACGGAACACAGTTAAATGGCCACACTCAAACCCAATCTTGATCCTATTACCCAGGTCCTCCAAACAGATAATCTTGGAGGACCTGGCCCTATTGCATACGACGATACGCAACAGACCCCACTGGTAGAAAAACGCAAAGAAATTACCGACTATATTCGCTTCAGACTGGGCGACGGCATGATCGATGTTGAGCTAGACCCAGAACACTATAATGTTGCAATTGATAAAGCACTTGCTCGCTATCGTCAACGTGCTGGCTTTAGCCAAGAAGAAAGCTATGCGTTCTTGGAACTTAAACCAGAAGTACAAGAATACATTCTTCCCAAAGAAATCATGGAGGTACGAGCAGTATACCGACGTGGCATTGGATCAGTTACAGGAACAACAGCCAGCCAATTTGAACCGTTTGCTTCTGGCTACTTGAACACATACATGTTGGTTGCAGGGCGTGTGGGTGGCCTGGTTAACTATGAACTGTTTGTTAGTTATCAGAAACTGGCAATGACCATGTTTGGCGGCTTCATGAATTTTACCTGGAACAGAACCACAAAGAAGCTGACACTGATTCGCAAGATTCCCGACTACGGTCACAAGTACATCAGAATTAAAACTCTCACTGCTGATGCTACTGCCGCAGGCAGCACTATCACAATAGAAACAGAAGATCCTTGGAACCGCGTACAAGTAGGTGACCCAATAGTTATTCGTAATTGTCCCATAGCCGGCTACAATGGCAACTATGTTGCACAAACAGTCAGCAATGATTTGATGACAGTAACAATCACAGCCACCAGCACACTTGCCGCAACCTCGGTAGTAGGCTTTGATTTACGCAAGACAGAAACATTCAGTCCTGAAACAGATGATCCGGCTGAATCAGTTTTATTGTGGTGCTACAACTACAAACCTGACAGCATGATATTGGATGACCATATGGTGTATCCTTGGATACAAGACTATGCACTAGCACTGGCCAAAGACATGCTGGGACAGGCACGAGAGAAGTTTGCACAGATTGCAGGACCTCAAGGCGGATCACAGCTGAATGGTGCAGCATTAAAAACAGAAGCCAAAGCAGAAATGGAAGCACTAGAAGAAGAGCTCAAGCGTTTCATTGATGGTTCACAACCTTATACTTGGATAACTGGCTAATGAAAATTAAAGATATTATTGTAGAAGATTCAGATCATGTTGGTAGCAGTGGCAAAGGCGGCATGCGTTCCATTGAACCTGAAATGAAAGCAGCAATGAAAAACGCTCAAACTTTTCCTGCTCTAAATATGAGCACAGGCAGCGCATACATGAATTATCGTATGGGCCTTGCACTTGCTGGCGCTCCTACATATCCAACCAAGATGGAAGCTGACAACTGGATTGGTGGCGATCCACTGCTGGCACCATACACTGATGTAGAACAAGAAATGGTCAATGCAGCGGCCAAAGCAGTTGGTGCAGGCACCAGCCAAAAATGGAGCGGCGACCGTAGCAAAGAAATTCCCACAACCTATAAACAAAGCCCAGTGGCCAAACCTAAAAAGAACAAGTATGGTGTTTGACATTTGCCAAATTATAAAATATAATACTCTCAACACCGGGGGTATGTATGATCATAGGCATTTGTGGTTTTATTGGCAGCGGCAAGGATACAGCCGCTGACTATCTAGTAGGATTCCATGGGTTCAGACGAGACAGCTTTGCTGGCACTCTCAAAGATGCAGTAAGCGCGGTATTTGGTTGGGACCGAGAACTAATTGAAGGACGCACACCTGAAGCTCGTGCCTGGCGCGAACAAGTGGATACCTGGTGGGCAGAACGATTAGGCATGCCACACTTGACGCCACGCTGGATTCTACAGTATTGGGGCACAGAAGTATGCCGCGAACACTTCCACGATGATATCTGGATTGCCGCTCTTGAAGCACGCCTGGCTCGACGTGCTGACCATACAGTTATCAGCGATGTACGATTCCCCAATGAAGTAAAAGCCATACGAGCACAAGGCGGAAAAATTGTGTGGATACAGCGTGGTGTAACTCCGCACTGGTATGATATTGCCTGTAGAGCAAACACTGGCGATGCAAAAGCCAAACAGTGGTTAGCAGATAATAACATTCATGCCAGCGAAACTTCCTGGGCGGGCACAGAATTTGACACTGTTATTAACAACAATGGAAATATTGAAGCACTGTACGAGCAGATCAAAAGTCTGGTTCAACCGAAGCAGGCTTCCATGGAACTTTCCGTGACGACATAACCACTTGAGCGCAGTTCAAACACACTGTTTTCAAGTTCATTCTATCTATATTTTTTAAGTTACCATCAACGTGAAACACCGCTAGTTGCTTGTCTATTTTGGCGGTAAACCCACAAACTTCGCAAGTGGGTTTTTTCCTATACCCTGATTTTACCCATTTAGGCGGAAGTGGCTTGATCTTGCGTCCTTTGCGCAAGCAGCTATCGCACTGGCGCCGATAGTGTGTAACATCCTCTCTAATATAGTTAACTGCTACAGGACGTTCGTTACAGGTAGGGCATAGTGGTCTCATACAGCTATTTATAGCCTAAACCTTGGCAAAGGGCAGTCTAACCACCCAAAATTCCCATCTTACAATAAATATCAATAACCATGTTCATATAAAGGAATACAAACATGCCAACACTCGTATCCCCAGGTCTAAGCGTCACAGTTATCGACGAAAGCCAATACGCCGGCGCAGGCGCAGGCACTACCCCTTTTGTTATCATTGCTACCGAGCAAGATAAAACAACACCAAGCGGTGCATTAGCATATGGAACTACCAAAGCTAATGCTAATAAATTAATGTCGGCTGGTAGCCAGCGTGAATTAATTCAAATGTTTGGTCAACCAATTTTCAAGACTTCTTATGGCACACCACTACACGGTCACGAGTTGAACGAGTATGGTCTATTAGCATTATATAGTGCAATGGGCCTAGGAGGTTCATGCTATGTTCTTCGTGCAGATATTGACCTCAAGCAACTAGAAGCAACTGCTATTCGCCCAACTGGCGAAGTAGAAGCAGGTACTATGTGGCTTGATCTTGGTAATACCACATTTGGTATCTATGAGTGGAATGCAACTTCGCAATCTTATACCAATCAAACGCCAATGGTTATTAACAAGAGTATAGATCTTAACCCAGGTAACCCAGTTGCTACTCCAAAAGTAAGCGTTGGTGAAATTGGTGAATACGCTGTTATTACACTAGATCCAAATAATCCAGTGTTCTACAAGAATGCCGATAACCAGTGGGTGCCAGTTGGAACAAGACTATGGCAGCAGAGTTTTGCTGCGGTTAACAGTTCTATTCCTGTATATGCCAGCTCACCTGTTGCAGATGGTACAACTGTTACAATCAATACTGTGGCAATCACATTGGTTGCAACTGACGGTGTAACCTGTACAGGTGCAGATGTTGTAAACAGCATTAATCTTTCCTTTGCTGCAAACTACGGTGATGGTATTCGTGCAGTTTTAAGCAGCTCAGGTCGTTTGACTATTCGTGCAGATGACCGTGCTATGAGCAATGGTGTAACAGCTGATGGAAAAATTATTATAGCACCAGGTGATGGTGCAAACCAGCTAGGACTTAACACCACTGCAAGTAACAAAATTTTCCATGCACCAATGGTGACATTTGGCAACTATGCTGAAGTTCCATTGTATGCAACTGGCGAAGCTAAAGTTGCACCATCTGGCAGTTTGTGGATGAAAGTTGGTAGCATTGGTAACGGTGCAGTATTTGGTCTCAAGAAATACAACGATGTAACCAAGAGCTGGCCAGCAGGTGTTATTAACATGTACCAAGACAATGCTGCTGCTATGTACGACCTAGATGTGTTGAACGGCGGCTTTGGTATCGCGGTAGGAACTATCTATGTAGATTACAATGTGATTGCTGGATATCCAGGAACTTTCAGAATCAAACGTCGTTATAAGAGTGGCGCAACCAAGATTGTTGGCGCAGTGCCAGCAACAGGTGCACCATTTAGCATCGGACACACATTTAACATGAGTGTGACACAACCAGGCGAAGCAGGATACACAACTTATAATTTCACTGTTCCTGGTACTGGTGTAGATGATTTTATTGCACTGATTCTAAGCGCAGGTATTCCAAACGTGTTTGCCAGCAAAGAAGCCAGTGGTGCAATCGCTATTACACACAAAGCTGGCGGCGATATTATCCTAACAGACACAACAGCCGGCAGTGGAAATCCAATTGCAGATGCAGGATTTACATCAACTACTCCTGGCATCACAATTGATGCAGGTGGCACCTTTGCAGGCAGCTATCGTGGCAGTAACTGGCAGTTGCTGGGCATTACAACCGGTAATACATATACTCCAAGCACAGATGCTCCATACATTGCGCCAGAAGATGGTACAATGTGGTTCTTCAATGACATCGTTGAAGCAGACATGATGATCTGCGACACAGATGGCTGGAAAGGCTATCGTAATGTTACCAGTGATGCTCGTGGGTACGACCTGAGTCTCACAGACGTTAACGGCCCAATCTTCTCGGCCAGCAAACCAATTTCACAAAGCACTGGTGATCCACTGGTAGCAGGTGATCTATGGTGCGACACTGGCGATTTGGAAAATTATCCAAAGCTGTATCGTTACAATGGCAAGAAGTGGGTACAACTAGACAACACAGACAAGTTTACACAAAATGGTATTCTGTTTGCGGATGCACGTTGGGATGCCAGCAAGAATGGCAACGGAGAAAGCGTTGGCGGTCTAGTAGATCCTGTAGCAGGTGCAATTCCATTGGTTTCAATCATGCTGAACAGTAACTACACTGACCTAGATTGCCCAGACTATCGTTTGTATCCACGTGGACTGATCATGTGGAACACACGTCGTAACGGTGGCAACATCAAGCAGTATATCAGCGACTACTTTAGTCCATTGAACTATCCAAATCAGCCTGATGTACCTGGTGTTAATCTAAAAGGTTATATCCCAGAATACAAAGCAGCCTGGGTAAGTTGCAGTGGTAACCAAGAAGATGGTAGCCCATACATGTTGCGCAAGGCTCAGCGTCACATGGTTGTTAAGGCAATGAGAGCAGCTATTGACAGCAACACAGATATCCGTGAAGCACAGTATGCATTCAACCTCATCACCTGCCCTAACTACTATGAAGTTAATGCCAACCTAATTGCACTAAACAACGACCGTGCTAACACTGGATTCATCATTGGTGATACACCACTGGACTTGAAGCCAAATGGCATGGATATTATCTACTTCAGTAACAACGTGGCTATCAATGCCGATGTTCACCTGGCGTTGTACTATCCAGCAGCACTAACAAACGACCTAAGTGGTAACGAAGTTGTACAACCAGCAAGTCACATTGCACTGCGTACATACATTCACAATGATCAAATTGCATATCAGTGGTTTGCACCAGCCGGCGCACGTCGCGGCTTGGTAGACAATGCTGCAAACATTGGATACATTGATCGTAAGACCGGCTTGTTCTACAAGATTGGTGTTAATCAATCCTTGCGTGACAGCCTGTACCTACAGCGTATCAATCCAATTGCTAACCTACCAGGACTGGGACTGTTGGTATTTGGACAAAAGACTCGCAGCCCAATTCCACAGGCAACCGATCGTGTGAACGTGGTTCGTTTGACCAACTATATTCGCAGTCTACTAGCCAGCTTGAGCAACAGCTTCTTGTTTGAACCTAATGACAAGATCACTCGCGACCAAGTTAAGAGCGTGATTGAAGGCGCAATGAACGACCTAATTGCAAAACGCGGAGTTTATGACTTCTTGGTAGTTTGCGATAGTAGCAATAACACAAGAGATCGTATCGCAAGAAACGAACTGTATGTGGATATTGCTGTTGAGCCAATGAAGGATGTTGAGTTTATCTACATTCCAGTTCGCTTGAAGAACCCAGGAACAATTAAGGGATAATATAGGTACTTAATGAATCTGCCTCGGCAGGTTCATTTCGACTGAGATTACCATAAATATAAGTATCAGGAGATAAACAAAATGGCAACAGCATCACTATCAAAGTTCACAGTGCCACTGGCAAGTGATCAAAGCGCATCGGCCCAAGGC